AATGCTTCAATGCAATGGGGGACGGAAACCGAGCCGCTTGCCCGTATATCGTATGAAGTCGCTCAAAACGTCTTAGTCGATCAAGTGGGGTTTGTATCTCACCCAAAGATTTTGATGGCGGGTGCGTCCCCTGATGGGCTTGTGGGGGACAATGGATTGCTAGAGATCAAATGCCCTAATACCGCGACACACATAGACACGTTGTTGTCGGAAACAGTGCCAGGCAAATACAACACGCAAATGCAATTCCAAATGGCTTGCACAGACCGAGAATGGTGCGACTTTGTGTCTTTTGACAATCGTCTGCCCACAGAACTTCAATTGTTTGTTAAACGTGTCCCAAGGGATAATGTGTTTATCAGGCTAATCGAGGGTGAAATTGTCCAATTTATTGCTGAACTGGATGACAAAATCAATAAACTAATGAAAGTCAAAAATGTCTAAACTTTATGAAATTTCCGTTGTTTCGGGTAAATACAAAAACAAAGAGGGTGTGGAAAAATCTCGCTACCAAACAATTGGATCAGTTATTGAGACTAAGAACGGGCCAATGCTCAAGCTAGACACTATTCCTCTTATGGATGGCGGTTGGAACGGTTGGGCATACATGAACACACCCAAGCCTAAAGAGGGCTATCAAGGTTTGCCAAAAGATGATGGGGAAGACATCCCTTTTTAAATAACGGGGGGAACGCTGTGCAAAGAGTTTAATAGCTTGCGGACGAGCAGTTAGTACCCCCACCAACAAGGAATAATCATGGACTATAGAGACGCATTTAAACAAATTTTTTCCATACCCGATTTCCCAAGAGTAAGGGCACATGATCCTCGCACATCGTTTGAGGCGGCAGAGTCGATTAAAGAGGTTGCACCACAACACTACCAAGTTATTCTTGAGTGCCTTAAATTTTACGGGCCGTTGGGCAAAGATGGCATTTCAGCCATGACAATGCTAGACCCAAATCAAGTCGCTAGGCGCTTAAATGAAATGAAAGTGCTTGGCTTAATAGAACTGACTGGCAACACGGTCAAATCAAACTCACAAAGGAATGAAAGAGAATGGCGCTATATCCACTCGGTTTAAATTTTAATCAACCAGTACACCAATACAGATGTTGCAACAAATGCGACCAAGAAAAACCACCAGAGGGCGGGATTGACATGGGTCACAAATGGATTTGTCAAGCCTGTTGGATTGCTAAAACTACGGGTAAACACTTACGGCAAAATCAAGTAAGTACAATGTAACCATGCGGGGAATTCGTAGGGATATGCTTTCCCCAAATAATTCTTTTTTTAGACACAATCCCAATTTAATATTGCGTTGCAACAATCCGTTGCGTAAGGAGTTCACCATGAAATTTGAAATGGATATTGGTTATATTGAAAATGAGAAAATTACAGTTGAAACATGGGACTTTGACAAAATCCAAATCATCAGAGATTTTATTGCTTTTCAGGAAGACCACGGCTGGGCGGTTGACTATGAAGCAATTGACTGTGATGAGGATGACTTTGAAGACACGGAAGAGGAAAAAGTTGTCTTAGCTGGTTTGAACGACAGCGAATAACTGTATTTTAAAAGCTACAAAAGGGGCTTACTTTGCCATCAAGTAAAGCCCCACATTTCCTATTGCGTACCCCCCATAAACAATTGCCATGTGGGGATTGCCCTTAAAAAGTTGTTCTGCCGCAATGTATGCGTAGATTAGCCCTGTAATGATAATTAAAGGTGCGCTCAAAATGCACCTACATCAACAACTTCACCCCTAAACTGAATCTGATTTTCATCAAACTTGTGGACTAACTCAGGCCATAGAAGTTGACCATTAAAGAAATTTAACACCGCAAACCCTGATCTGTGATTGCTTGGGTTAATTTCAGCATAGGTAAATTGTGGGCCATCAGTCTCAGCCAATGTTCCCGTATCTACACCATAACGAACCCCGTTGTAGTCAGAAAATGGGGTCACTTTTAAAGAATGTAAATGTCCAGTTACCACCGATACACCAGCATTGACCGTGTTGTTGTGAGTGGCATGGATTCCACCTTTATATCGGTGCTTAATAATGACTTGCTCAGTAGGCCATACTGCCCAACAAAAGTCCCAATCTGGGATGTGGTCTGTTAGTTTAAAGCCAACAACATCCTTAAACTGTGGTGCGTGTTGGGCTAAACGATTGCCAAATCTAATGTCGTGATTGCCCCATGTAAACAGTAGCTTTACATTGTGTCTTGCTGCTTTAGCAACTTCCTCTATCTCACCCAATGCGCCTTGACAGGCTTTTAATTCTTGAATGACAGAAGTTTGTGGTTGGTCAGTAACGTCATGGCGGCTTATAGACGCACCGTCAAACGCATCCCCGTTACATATCACCGCCTTGGGTTTGAACTGTTCTATAGCCCATAAAAGCCCTTTAAAGGCTGTTGTACGCTGATTTGGAATAAAGTGAGCATCTGAAAACACAATAACTGTTCCGTCTAGTATGCCAAGGTTTATTTGTTTTAACGGAGAAAAAGATTTTGGTCTGTTGGAATCATATTTAGCACTTCTTGAATCACTTGCTGGTAAATTGAGCTTATGGGTTTCTTCCATGTTTCGTCTGCGGTAATTAACTGCTCTTTCCGTGATGCCCAGAATCTTTGCTATTTTTGTAACAGACTGATGTTTATCCCACAAAGTTATGAATTGCTCATCCGTACATGAATTGAGACCATTAGTCGATACCATGAGAATCCTTAGATAACAAGTTTTCTAGCAGATTGATGACCCGATGTTCTTGCATTTCTATGTCTTCATCTGACGATTTAGGGTCTGTAGCTACACACATCAAATCATGCAAAAAGATGTGAAGTAACTCATGTAATGCCGTTCTATCCAATGATTGAGGCGTTATCTTTTCAGCGCCAAAGTCACCTAGACGATAAACAGCAAGTCTTGCAGTAGGCGTAAACTCAACAGAAGCCATAGCAGCTTTAGCTGGTTTTATGCCTTTTTCAATACGCCAATCACCAAGACTTAGCACTTGTTGCCATTTTTTTACACTTTGTGCAAACAATTCAGCATCTTGTGGTGTAGGAATGTTAGCCATTTCAACACCTTATATAGTATTTATTACAATTTAATTTAACAAAGAACACTCGGCTTGTCTGCGTTTTAGCAAGCCAGGCAAGACTTTGCCCCCGCCTTTAGTCCACAACATGAGTTGTTCTTTAGCCGCTTCCCACTCTTGAGAATTGATTTTTCGCTTGAGAGTAGATGTTTGCAAACGACCAATTCCAAGGTTGTAAACAAAATCCACAATGGCATTACATTTTTTTTCATCTGTTGCAAGAATCGGACAGTTTCTTAAAACGCCTGGCAAATAAGTATGTTTCAATTCGTGCATTAGTAAGGCACTAGCGTCTTCCTGACTGATTAAAGCATCGTTTAATGTGACCTTTCGACCATCAGAATAGTAGGTTGATCCATAACCAATGGTAGGAACACCCGCAGGGCATAGGTAAGGCTTAGACCTAAACCCCTCAAACTGGCGACAAAGGGATGCTGCCAGTTCTAAGTTCATATGCCACGCTTAGACAAAGTGCGGTCAAGAAACCAGTAATTGATTGTTCCTGACAACAAAGCAGAAAAGTCAGGGGTCATCATTGTTTTAAAGACTTCAGTAGCTGGCGCACCCGCAAGCCATGCGTTCCACGCAAACCACACATGGATAAATGACCACACGAATAGTACCCAATATGTTACTACTGGGCGCACAGATGCGGATAAAGATGCAACCCATCCACCCGCTGCTTTAACCATCTCTGCTTGCTGTGTAATGGCGTTGTTAAAGGCATCCATCACACCCACATCAATAGCGGCTTCACGTTGTGCGCCTATTTCTGCGAGTTTCTGTGCGCCTCTTTGAGCCTCTAAGTCGCATTGGAACTTAAACATATTAAGTTCATGCTCACGCTCATTTTTCTTATCAAGCCATTTTAAGACTTCAGGGGCCATCCTAAAGATGCCGCCAAAGATAGAACCTAACAAACCGCCACTAAGAATATCAAGCATGATTAGTCCTCACATTGTCTACATTTATGGTGCGAGTCGCCTTGACCTAATTTAACACCCGCCAAGAGGCCAATAAAACCACCAATAATGGTTTGGAAAGCTGGATGCAACATAGAGAAAATCTCTGAGTTATCAACTTCTTTAGCCCATAGACCAAGTAAAAAAGCGGCAACCATTCCAAGAACCGACAAACAAAGCGTTGCGGCTACCATTAAGGTTACAGAATAAGTCAGCTTACTAACAACATCTTGATCTTGTTTCATACATAAATATCCAATTTACGGTTTTGAAATATCTCCATGCGGAGTCGTTCTTGCACTACTTTTTTACAGTAAATCTCAAAGCCTATGTCTTCTACTTGCGTTTGCCTTTGCTTGGCTATTTCATTTGTTTTGTTGACTTGTTGTTGTTTTTCTAGCTTTGCTTGGGCAAGGTCATGTTTGTCGGGATACCCAGACGGCTGAACGGTTGGAAATAATTTGATTG